CAAGATGGAAAGATTGTCTCGACTGATAGCCTGTCCAACCTGGTCGCCAACATCGGAACCGGTCGCGACAAGCGCACGCACAACAGCTTCGGTTATGAATACGTCAACCAGATGGAGCTGGAAGCGGCCTATCAGTCCAACTGGATCGCCCGTCGCATCGTCGACAAGCCGAACGAAGACGCACTGCGTGAATGGCGCACCTTCAACGGCAAGCAGGCCAAGCTGATCGAAACCGAAGAGCGCCGCCTCGGTGTGCAGCAACACTACCTCGACACCTGCTGCTGGGCCGACCTGTACGGTGGCGCGGCATTGCTGATGGTGACTGACCAGGATCTGGGCAAGCAGCTTGACCTGAAGAAGATCAAGAAGGGCAGCCTGAAGAACCTGGTGGTCCTCGATCGCTGGGACATCCAGCCGACCGACTTCAACCTGACCGACCCGCTCCAGCCGAACTGGATGCAGCCGAACTACTACATGATGGTCAACGGCACGCAGCCGATCCACTACAGCCACATCATCCGCCGCACCGGGGCTCGCCTGCCTCGGCGCATGCGCATGTTCGAACAGGGCTGGGGTGACAGTCGCCTACGCCGCTGCATGTCTGACCTGCGCGACGTGGTGGCCACCAAGGGCGGTATTGCCTCTCTGGTGCTGGAAGCCAACGTCGACACAATCGGCGTCAAGGGCCTGCAAGCGGCCCTGGCCAGTGCGCAGAGCAATCAGGTCACCGAGCGTTACCGCCTGTTCGGCATGCTCAAGTCGATCGTGAACCTCGGCCTGCTCGATCAGGATAACGAGAAATACGAACGCAACAGCATCAGCTTCAGCGGCCTCAGTCAGATCATGGAGCAGTTCATGGTGTGGACGGCGGGCGCTGCTGAAATGCCGGTTACCGAGTTGTGGGGCCAATCGGCTGCTGGGCTCAGTGCTACCGGTGAAGGCGACCGCAAGACCTACGAGGGCACGATCAAGGGCAAGCAGGACGGCCAGATGCGTCTGGACCTCGAACTGCTGGACCAAGTATTGATCCGCTCGGCGCTGGGCACTTACCCGGAAGGCATTGAGTTCGAGTGGAATCCGCTGTCGCTGCCAACCGGTGTCGAGCAGGCCCAGGAAGGTCTGGCCGATGCGCAGGCTGATGGTATCTACCTCGAAACCGGGGTGATTCGCCCAAGCCATGCCATGCGCCGCGCTCAAGCGAAAGGCACCTACGCCATCACCGACGAGCAGATCGCCGCCCAAGAGGCACTGGAGAAGGATCAGGACAATGCAGCCTTCGACAAAGACGACGGCGCCGACCTCCCCGGTTTCTCCCTCGGCGGCCCTGACGGCGATAAACCAGACGCTCCTGGCAAAACGAAAGAAGAAGCCGCGGGCGCCTAAGCCGGTGATGCCCAGCAAGGAGGCTGAGCTGTACTACCACCGGCAGCTGCGGTCACTGGTGCAGGCGATGGCTTCCGAGCTGGCTGCCTCCATCGTGCCCGAGCTGAAGCGGCTGAAGCCTGACTACATCGCCGATGCAATGGTGACACTGGACGGCTGGACGGATCAGATCCTTGCCGCCATCCGCCGCGTGTCGCAGCGCTATACCTCGACCCTGTTCGACGTGCAGGCAGCCCGCGTGGCAGCTGGCACCATCAGTCGCGCCGAGGCCGACAACGCCGAAGATTTCCGCGACTCGATCAACAAGGCCGTGGGCATCGACTTCCAGCTGATTACCAAGCCCAAGGGCATGGTCGACTATCTGGAGGCCTCGACCGCCGAGAACGTCAACCTGATCAAGTCGATCCCGGCTGACTACTTCAAGCAGGTCGAGACGATCGTACTGGGCGGCATGAAGAGCGGTCTTGCCCCTACGGCCATCGCCAAGCAGATTCAGGAAGAGACGGGTGTCACCGCGCGAAGGGCCAAGCTGATTGCCCGCGACCAGGTGTCGAAGCTCAACTCCGACCTGACCCGCCAGCGCCAGACGGCAGCCGGGATCGAGTTCTATCAGGCCAAGGATGCAGGCGACGTGCGTGTATCGGGCAACCCGGCCGGCAAGTATCCGAACGCCAAGATCAGCTGCTGGGATATCGCCCGCCAAGACATCGGTTACGGCCCTGGCGTGTACAAGGTCGCTGACGGTGCTAGCTGGAAAGGCGAAACCGGCCTCCATCCCGGGAAGCATCACGTGCTTTGCCGCTGCGTTGGAATCGCCATGATCCCCGGCGTGAACTACTTCCCCGACAAGGGCTGACCATGAAAAGAATGACCATCGACGAGGCCTTCAAGCCTACGTCGCGAACACTCACGCCCGAGGGATTCCTCTGCGTGAAAGGGGTTGCAGCGCGCACCGGGGTTTATCAGTACCTGTCGAGCGAGCTGGACCTCGACGGCCCCGAGCGGATCGTCAACGTCTACCGACCGCCCGCCCAGGTGTTCGACCCCGAGTCGATGGCGACCTTCGCCGACAAGGATGTGACCAACGACCACCCGGACGATCTGGTCGACTCAACCACCTTCAAGGAGGTGTCAGTCGGCCATGTGCGCGGCGTCGAGCAGGACGGCGACAACCTGGTGGTGGACCTGATCATCAAGGACCAGACGGCCATCGACGACATCGACTCCGGCAAGGCCGAACTCTCCCCCGGCTACCTGGCCGAGTACGTCGAAGCCCCCGGCATCGCCCCCGACGGCACCGCCTACGAATACGAGCAGCGTGACATCCAGATCAACCACGTCGCCGTTGTAGAAGCAGCGCGAGGCGGCAAGGTCGCCCGCATTTTTGACCACAAACCGAAAGGTGTACCAATGGCACAACGGAAAGTCTTTTTAGACTCCAAGAAAAGCCGCTCCATCATTCTCGACGAAGAGGCAGCTTCGGTAGTCGAAGACGCCGTTGCAGCGCTTCAGAAGTTCGCGGATGAAGAGTCGGATCGCGCAGACAAGGCCGAAGCCACCAAGGACGAAGCCGAAGAGAAACTGGAAGAGGCCAAGAAGGAAACTTCTGACGCCGCGATCGGCGCCAAAGTCAAAGCCACCCTCGACACCATCGCCCTCGCCTCCAAGGTTGTGAAAGCCTTCGACGCCAAAGGCCTGGTCTCCCCGCTCGAAATCAAGCGTGCCGCCATGGCGCAGCTGAAGCCGACCCGCGACTGGGCTGGCAAGTCCGAAGCTTACGTGCTGGCTGCCTTCGACGCCGCTGCTGATGAGGCGAAGGAAACCGAGGACGAGGATGACGACGAGGACAAGTCGAAAACCAACGACAGCCTGGCGCGCTTCGCCGCAGACGCCGCCAAGCGTGGCCTGAAGCCGACCACTGACGGTTCGGACGCCTACAACACATTCCTGCGAGGTGGCAAGTAATGGGTACTGCAGTCGATACCTTTGGCCAGTACGCTGGCAAGGCCTACGAAGGTCAGGTCAATGACCTGTCGATGGCCGACATCACCACCGCCGTGGTAACGCTCGCTGTTCCGTTCGGTCGCGCCGTGGTGTCCGACACTGCGGATCGCTCGGGCAAGCTGCCTGCCGCCGGTGCCGGTTTCTTCCTCGGCGTCTCGGCCCGCAACGTGGTCGGTGTCAGTGGCACCTACCAGACCGGTCAGTCCTCGGACAATGGCAACGTGGTCGGCGGCTACCGCTCCGGTCAAGAAGCCAGCCTGGTCGCACACGGTCGCATCTGGGTCAAAACCCTGGGCGGTGCCGTCAAGGGTGCGCAGGTCTACGCCCTGCCAACCACTGGCGAGATCACCAACGCTGCGACCGCCGGCAACCACGTTCTGGCCGGCTGCACGTTCCTGACCGCCGCTGCCGCTGGTGAATTGGTGCTGGTACAGATCAAAGCCATCGCGCCTACCACCATCGCCGCATAAGGACTGACCAATGCGAACTTTTGACGCAGCTGCCCAGGCTCAACTGGGCTTCCTCATTGGTCAATTGACCTATGTCGAGCAGGAGGTATTGCGCCAGCCGTACCCCGAAATCAAATACCCGTCGATCCTGACGGTGGACACCTCGGCCCCGGATTACACCGAGTCGATCGCCTTCAAGGTGCTCGACTACAAGGGTGAGCCGGCGCCAATCGGCGACACCTCCCACGACTTCCCGTTGGCCGAGATTGCCGCCAAGATGGGTGGCGTGGACGTGGTGCAGGCTGGTCTGGGCTATGCCTACAGCCAGATCGAAGTCGGCAAGGCCATGGAAATGGCGAACGCGCAAGGCTTCGGTGGTGCAATCAACTACCTGGCCGAGAAGCCGATCGCCGTCCGTACCCTGACCGAACAGTGGTTGGATCGTGTGGCAATGGTCGGTGATGCACGCTGGCCTTCGCTGGCCACCGGTGGCCTGCTGAAGTATCCAGGTGTTCCTGTGCTGGCTACCGGCACCTTGCTCGGCGGTTCGAACAAGACCTTCGCGCAGATCTTGGCGCAAGCACCGGACACCGCTGCCAGCGACATGCTGACCCTGTTGAACAACTTCATCCTTCAGGTCTACTCGGTACAGACCAACAGCATCTTCCGCCCAACGCACATCCTGCTGCCGCTGACTCAGTACGGCCAGTTGATCACCTTCCGCATCCCGAACACTGCGGAAACCTTGATCGGCTACCTGCAGCGCGTGCTGAACGTCATCTTCGAGCCGATTCTTCAGCTCAAGGGTGCGGGTGCTGGCAGCACTGACCGGATGATGGCTTACACCAAGAACGTTCAGTTCGCCAAGTTTCACCTTCCATTGCCGTTCAATTTGAACGCACCGATCCCGTCGCACGGCGGCCTGAAGTTCGAGGCTGCTGGTGTTGTGCGCACTGCTGGTACCGAGCTGCGCGTTCCGCAAAGTCACGCGTACTGCGACGGCATCTAAGGGGGTCACATGGCTCGCAAACAAGGCAAGGCAGACGAGGCCGCTTCGGCGGACCTCATTGTCTGGACCAACGTCAGCCGGAACCCAGTAGTCCTGGATGATGGCAGCACGGTGAATCCAGGCGAAAGCACCACTCCCGAGCAGGCCGAGTTCGCTGAAGGCTCGTTCTGGGAAGAGCACGGCGTGTTGGTGTCCGGCTCGCCGGTGCTGACCGACGACGGCGCTGGCCAGATCGAAGCGCTGCGTGCCGAGATCGAAGGCCTGCGCGACCAGCTGGTCGTCGCGAGTGGCGAGAAAGATGCGCTGCTGGCTGAGATCGAAGCGCTGAAGAAACAGATCCCTCCGAAAGAGTGATCTGAGCAAAACCAAAATAGCCCCTCCTAACCCGAGGGGCTGTTTCATTCTGGAGTCTGACCCGTGGCTGAACTGACCATTGAAGTGACGCCGGCGATCATTACCGACTTCCGAGCGTTCTACGAAGAATTTTCCGACAGTGCCGCCTGGTCCGATGCTCGCATCACCAAGGCGCTGTATATCGCACGCGGCGAGCTTGATGCCTGCCGCTGGGGCGACTACAAGCCCTACTCGTTCCTGCAGCGTGGCTGGTTCGCCTTGGCAGCGCACTACCTGACCTGGAACAAGGCGACGACCGACGCCACTACGGCAGACGGCAGCGCCTCGACACCCTTCGCGCAGGCCAGCAAGTCCGTGCGTGACGAATCGGTGTCCTACGCCATCCCGGCCGCCATGGCCAACCTGACGACGTGGGAATCGGCTCTGGCCCTGACCCCCTACGGCAACGAATACCTGCACCTGCGTGATCGGGCCGGCATGGGCGCGGTCTGCGTATGATCGAGCCGACGCTCAGCCTGATCGGCAAGCAGCAGGTCGAGGAAGCGCTGAAGGATCTGGCCAAGAAGCTGGAAGGCGAAACCCGCGTGCTCGTTGGCGTGCCTGTGGGCGCTGGCTCAAACGACGGATTGACCATCGCCACCTATGCGGCGGTCAACGAATTCGGCTCGGCTGACGGCCATATCCCGGCTCGTCCGTTCCTGCGGCCCGGCGTCGAGAATGGAACTCTCTTGTATCTGAAGACTGCCGAGCTAGGCATTCCCAAGGTGCTGAGCGGCCAGATGACCATGCGAATGGTACTGGAACAGATTGGCAACATGGCCCAAGTCAGCGTCCAAACGGCCATCCACGACAAGACAGACCCGCCCAACGCCGCATCAACCATTGCTGCCAAGGGTTCATCCCATCCGCTCATCGATCACGGCAACCAAGGTGGCTTGCTGGGCGCGATCCGCTACGTCATCGACGACAACAACGAACCAATCGAAGAGGGGTTGTGATGGGCCTGAACATGCGCGGCCACGTCAGCGGCCCCTTCGTCACGCACAAGGGTGTGATCCTCAATCGCTACACATCCGAGGTCGTCGACTTCGAGCCGGCCCTGACGCTGAGCTACACCGACAGCTTCGATGCCAATGTGCAGCCGGTCAGTGACAAGGAGATTGAGTTTCTACAGATCGGCGCCGAGCGCATCAACGACGTGCGGGTGATTCACCGTAACGACGGCAAATGCATCGAGGTTTCGACCCCCGGCAAGCTGGCCGACATCCTGGTGTTCGCCGAGACGCCTGACAAGGAGCCGACCTGGTGGAAGTCCATCGCGACCGACTTCAGACCCTGGCACAACTTCTGCCGCGCCGTGGTGGCCAAGCTGGACCAGTCCGAGATTGACCGACTGGATCTGAATATTCTGGTCACTGCCATCGAGCCGGTCGCCCAAGACACCTACGACTACGCCAACACCACACTGCCCGAGGACGTAGGACATGCTTGACGACCTCGAAATGACCAAGGCCGTGTGCAGGATCGTCGTAGCGGCCACTGGACTGCCGGCGAACAAGGTCATCATTGGCGACCCCGGCACCTCCGCTCCCACAGACAGTTACTGCGCTGTGCGCCTGGACAATCCATCCCAGTACGGCCAGGCGCTCAACTCGCAGACCAACGTCGTCGCGACGGATGACCCGCAATACGAGGACATCCTCGCCAAGGTCGCCACCCAGTTCACCCTGGGCTTCAGCCTCAACTTCTACCGAGCGGGCGCCAAGCGTTACGCCGCCGCGATCTGCGAGGCGAACAAGCGCGAGCCGATTGCGGCCATCCTGCGCGCCGCCAAGCTCGGCTGGTCCCGTGTGTCACCGATCAACAACCTGACCGGCCTCTACCAGGCGGCCATGGAAGAACGCGCACAACTCACCCTGTACCTGTATGGCGAATCGATCGCCGAAGACCGCGTTCAGCGGATCTATCGCGCGGAATTCTCCGTGCAAACCGAACAATCTGGCGCCATTGCGCAAGGGGAAGTAAATGGCTTATCAGGCTGAAGAAATTATCAACATCACCACGCTGATCAACTCGGCCGGGCTGGGCACTTCCAACTTTGGCGCAGGCATGTTCTTTGCTGACTTCGATTCGTCGAGTGATGTGACCTTTGTGACTGGCACCTACCGCGACTATGGCTCCCTTTCTCAGGTGGCGGCCAACTTCAACATCGCCTCCGACCCCTACGCAGCTGCACTGGCGTGGTTCTCGGCCGTGCCGAAGCCGAAGAGCCTGCGCATCTACCTGCGCATCGAAGAAGACACTCCAGTCGATTCGCATAACGATGCGATCAACAAAGGGATCTGGTTCTACTGGTTCGATTTCGAGACTTCCATTCGCGCCGTTGACGCTGACGTGCTGGCCCTGGCCGCAGCCGCCGATGCTGCTGGCAAGTTCTTCGCCTACACCTCGAACCAGGCGACCATCCGCGATCCGGCCGTCACGACCGACATTGTGACAAAGGCCGTGACTCAGGGATCGCGCCGTATGTTCGTGGCTAGCCATGCGACCGAACTGTATGAAGGCTTCGAGATTGCCGCGGTGTTCAGTCGTGTCAACTTCGACGCAGCGAACAGCACCATCACCGGTGAATACAAGAAGCTGCCGGGCATCGACGCTGAAAGCCTGACCCCGACCGCTTACGGCGCGATGAAGTCGAAAGGCGCGGTGTTCTACACCGTCGTGGAAACCGGTGGCGAGAAGGACAGCGGCCGAATCATCAACTCGAAGACCACGTCGACCTTCGGAGAGTACATCGACGATGTATTCAACCTGGACGCCTTCGTCAACTTCATGACGGTCGCCCTGTACAACGCGCTGACTAAAGTGCCGACCAAGCTGCGGCAGACCCCGGCCGGTCAGCAAGTCCTGATCGATGCGGCTGCACAGGTCGGCGAGAAGTTCATCGGCAACGGCTACCTGGGCGAGCGCCTGTACACCGACGACCAGACCGGCGAAGAGAAGACCAGCCGCGGCTACGAGATCCTGACCAAAGCCGAAGATATTCTGTTGATCTCCGACGCCGAGCGTGCTGCCCGTGGCTCCGCTCCGATCCGCATGCGCATCTTCCGTGCAGGCGCCATCCACACCGTCGACCTGACGGCCAACGTAGAATAAGGGGCGCTGACTCATGTCTTTAGCTGATCTTTCTGTAGAAAACACCATCATCGTGATCACCGGCGTCGGCCAGATCAATGACTGGGGCAAGACCGACCCACCCTTCACCATTGAGCCGATCGACGACAAGTCGACGCTGATTCGTGGCCTGGGTGGTCGCGCCGTCAAGTTCACCCGGATCAACCCGGGCCAGCGCCTCACCCTGAACCTGCTGGCCGGCAGTCCTCAGGCCGTCGGCTTGCAGGCACTGATCAATGCAGGCACCGAAGTGTCCGGCTCCTACGCCTCGATCGCCGGCCTTGAAGGCGCGATCTTCTCGGAAGGCGTCGGCACCAAGGGTAAATCCATGGCGCGCGGCGGCCCCGGCATGAACGACGCAACCTTCATCTTTGAATTCAACGCAGGTATCGCGCAATGAGTTTGGCCGAAGCCTACATTCGCACCATTGAGCATGACGGCGTGACCTACCGCTTCGGCATGCCTTCTGCCGAGAAGCAGCGGGCCGTGCTGTTCCGCCTCGGCAAGTACGGGGTCGAGCCGATGATTCGCGGCCTGGCCCTGGCCGAGCTTGGGCAGGCATCTGAATTCATGGTTGCGGGCGGCATCGTCGGCACCATGCTCGCGCGCATGCCAGAAGACGACTTCAACTTCGTCTGCGACTCCATGCTGGGCAAGCTGTTCAAGGAAGGCTCGACCACTCCGCTGACCATGGAAGACTTCTCGGGCCGCCTGAAGACCTACTTCACGCTGGTGGTGATGGCCCTCGGCAGCGTATTCGAGGATTTTTCGCAACTCCTGACCCTCTTCCAGAAATCTACCGATTCAGCAAAGGCGGCGGATTCGAGTCAGGAGAACGCCTCAACCCAGCCGTCGACTGGGAGCTCTGGAGACCCTGCGTAGGGATTCCGGGCCTGTGCCCGCCCCTGTGCACCTACAAAGACCTTACGGACGGCACCTATTCTCTCGGCTGGGTCAAGCGGGCGAACCTGGTCATGGATGAAATGATCTACGCCCGACATCTGGCCGAGGCCAATCGCCCTAAATAGCCCTGCACTTTCGGGGCTTTTTGTTTTCAAGGAGCCGGCCTGTGAAGGTGCTCGAAAGTTTCATGATCGCCCTCGGGCTCAAGGTCGACAAAAAATCCTTCGAGTCGGGCGAGGCGGCATTCAGCGGCCTGACCAAAACTGCGCTGCAACTGGGCGCGGTACTGGCCAGCAAATTGGCCATCGACAAGGTGGTGGGCGATTTTAAAAGCGCCGGCACCGAACTGAACAACTTCAACAAACTGACCGGGCTCAGCACGCAGAACGTGCAGGCTCTCGGTCAGGCGATCAAAGCGCAGGGCGGCGATGCAGCGGCAGCCTTCTCCGACCTGAAGAAGATTCAAGACCTGATGGCCTCCCCGATCACCGGCAACACCGGCTGGTTCGGCGATGTGGCCAAGCTCGGGCTGAACCCGAACGCGATCATCGGCGCCAAGGACACCGCTGACGCGCTGGTCAACATCGCTGCTGAGTTCGAGCACATGACTCCGCTCAATCAGCGCCTGGCTGGTCAAGCGCTGGGCCTGGATGATTCGACCGTGCGGCTACTGATGCGCGGACGCGATGAGGTCGAGAAGCAACTCGACTCGCGCGGCAAGCTCGCCATCATGACGGGCAAGCAGATCGAAGACTCTGCGCGACTAACCAAGGCGACCAGCGAACTGGATCAGGTCTTCACCAGCATGGGCAACACCATCGCTGGCAAGCTTACCCCGGCCTTCACCGAAATGGCCGAAGACTTCGTGAAGTTCTACCGCAACAACAAGGATCTGATCGACTCAGGCCTTGGAAAGTTCTTTGGTGGTGTGGCCGACAACATCCAGCTAGTGGCGGCTGCGATGGCTCTCATGGGTGGCTCTGCCACGCTTAAAGGCTTGGCATCACTGAGGGCCATTATTGGCTTGGGTGGAGCAGCTGGAGTTGCTGGGTTGACCGCCGAGCAAGCTGCTGCTGTAGCCGCTGCACAGCGCGCAGCGGGTATGTCTGGCGCGGCCATTTTGCGAACTGGTGGTGTCGGTGCGGCCGCCCTGCTGTACTCCAGCAACCTCAACGAAGGCGAAGATACCGAATTGCTGAACAGCCGCCTGAAGCGCGGCGGTGGCGAAGCGGTCGGCGCGACGGTCGACTTCTTCATGAAGAAAGGCTGGACTCGCGAACAGGCAGAGGGCATTGCGGCGAATCTGGAGCAGGAAAGCGGCTTTAACGCTGGCGCCGAGGGTGATGGCGGAAATGCATACGGGTTGGCCCAGTGGCACAAAGACCGGCAGGACGATTTTGCCAAGCGGTACGGCAAGGACATCCGTAAGTCGACCGCTGCCGAGCAGCTTGAGTTTGTCAACCATGAGCTGACCAGCGGCAATGAGAAAGCTGCCGGCAATAGTCTGAGCACCGCAAACAGCGCCTATGACGCCGCCGGGATAGTTTCCAGGCAGTACGAGCGTCCAGGCCTTGACGACATGGCGAAGGATCGCGAGGCCGCCAGCCGCGGTGATCGCGCCGACGGCTATAGCGCGCAAGGCGGCAACTCCGGCCCCTCCTACACCGACAACCGCCAGTTCCACATCCACGGTGCCGACACCGACAAGGTCAAGCAGGTGCTCAACGAGCAAATGAGCGGGCTGACAGAAAAGACCATGCAGGATTTTCGGAGCCCTGAAAAATGAGCACCATGAGCATCTT